AGAGAGGTACAAGCAGAGGGCTGGACTTTTAACAAGGAGTATCACTATGAGTTTACTACAGACAATAATAACGAGATACTTATACCTAATAATGTAATACAATTAAAGTTATCAGAGAACGCCCAAAACAGACCTTACGATGCAGTAAGAAGATCAGGTAAATTGTATGACAGACAAAATCACAGATACACATGGGAGTATAGTCCTATCGAATGTGATGTAACATGGGAATTTGATTATATAGATTTACCAGAACCAATACAAAACTTCATAAAAGCCAGAGCAGCTGCTTTAGTATCTAGTAGAATTGTAGGTGATACATCACAGTATCAGATCTTACAACAACAAGAAGTACAAGCAAGAGCTTTTGCAATGGAGTACGAAACTCAGCAAGGACAGTTTACAATGTTCGGACACCCTCAAGGACAACAAAATTACTACCAAAGCTATCAACCATTTCACGCTTTACAACGATAATGCCAGCAGTAACTCAACGAATTGACGATTATCTTGGTGGAGTATCTAGACAATCTGATGATAAAAAACTTCCCGGTCAAGTCGTGGAGTGTATTAACGGATATCCTGACCCAACCTTTGGTCTTACAAAAAGACCGGGGTTTCAACACTTAGGAAATTTAGGTACTGGCACTACATATGATAACTCAAAATGGTTCTTTATATCTAGAACTGAGACAGAAAAATATATAGGATGTATTACACCAGCATTAGCAACGAACCCTGTAACTTTGGGATCTATTGCAATTTGGAATGCTGCTACCTTTGCTCCATGTAATGTTACATACGGTACAGGAGCACAGGCATACCTTACATCGCTTTCACGTACAAATTATGATGTACTGACTGTACAAGATAAATCTATTATAACCAACAAAACTAAAGTAGCAGCTATCACAGCTAACCCTACATTTCATGCTAATCGACAAGGTACTATTAAACTTACTGGTGTATCTACAGCAACTAAATATAATGTAAGTGTAGCTGGTCAAGCTATAACTGAATATACTTCTGCTAATGATGCAACATACGATGATGTATTAACTGAACTTAAAAGTAGAATTGATGGTTTAAATATATCTAATTTAACCGTTACTAAATTAAAGGATGCTTTACATTTAGCACGAACAGGAGCTTCATTTACTTTAACAGGTACAGGTGGACCTTATAAAGCACAGTTACAGGTATTTCAAGATCAAGTTCCTACAATAGATAAATTACCAGCTGAATCTATACATGACCACGTTGTTAAAATTATTAATAGTGGTGCACTACTTTCATCTTACTTTTTAAAATATGTGTCAGAAGGTGGAGCTGGTACTACAGGAGCTGGTTTCTGGACCGAAGCTTTAGGTCATGGTATGTCTACAGGATTAGATCCAGCATCTATGCCTCATGAATTAGAAAATACAGCAGTAAATACTTTTGTATTTCAACGTATAGAGTGGACTGCTAGAGCTGTAGGAGATGATACTACAAACTCTCATCCATCTTTTATTGATAGTAAAATACAACAGTCATTCTTCCATAATAATAGATTAGGATTTTTAGCTGAAGATACTGTGTCTATGAGTCAAGCGGGTGACTTTTTTAACATGTATCATACATCTGCACAAACAGTTACAGATGCAGATCCTATTGATATCAGTGCAAGTACAGTTAAACCTGTTGCACTTCATAGTGTAATACCATCTACTCAAGGTCTTGTACTTTTTAGTGCTAACCAACAGTTTCTTATGGGAGCTGCTGACGGTATACTTACACCAGCTAAAACAGTTATTCGTACCATAGCTAGTTATGAAATGGATACGGTTATAGACCCTGTAGATACAGGTACTACAATTAACTTTATTAGTAAGACACCTAGTTATACTAGGATCTTTGCTATGATTACACGTGGAGAAAATGAAAACCCACAGGTAGAAGACATAGGTAGAATTGTAAATGAGTGGGTTCCGTCAACTGTAGATACTTTAATTGCTAGTCCACAAAACCAATTTATTGCATTTTCAGGACAGAGTTCAAAATACATATACTTCTTCAGGTCATATACTGAAGGTAAGACTGTTAAGTTAGCTTCATGGTTTAACTGGTTAGCACCCGGTAATGTACAAACTATAGCAGCAGATTCTGACGAATTTTTTGCTGTAACAAAACAAGCTGGACAGTTTATATTAAGTAAAGCGAGTCTTAGTCAGAGTCCAGAAGATGCTATTATTGTTAATAATGACGGACAAAGACTAAACCCTTGTGTAGACTTATATGCTACAGCAAGCTCAGTTTCATTCGATACAGCTGGTAACTTTAGTAAATGTTTTATACCTTATAATGATGCTACAGATTTAAAACCTGTGATAGTTATTAAAGGTACTACAGCTACAGGTCAATTTATTGAATCTGGTTTTACTATATCACCAGAACGTGTTGTAGAAAGTGGTAACACATACTTTAAAGTTCCCGGAAAAAACTTAACCTCTGTAGCCAGTGATGTTATTGTTGGTTATAAGTTTGATTTTGATGTTATATTACCTAAGACGTATTATAAAATAGATGACGAAATGAAACGAAGTGACTTTACTGCTAATCTTACAATAGCTCGCATGAAGTTTGCTGTAGGATTATCAGGAATGATGGCTTTTAAATTAAAATCTAAAGGTATACGTCAAGGTAAACGTGTATATACCGCAGATGGTAC